CCGCCCGAAGGCGGCCGTGAAGGGTTGAAGTGGTGGGTCAGCGGCCGATGATGCCGAGGCCGGCCAGCGTGGCGAGGCCCGTGGTGATGGCGCCGGCGTTGAACGACGCGTCCCAGATCAGTTCGCTGGTGTTGACCTCGCAGTCGCGACGCACGACGAGGCAAGGCTTGTCGGCCGCGGTCGCGTCCTTCGTGCCGAACAGGATGCCGGCGGGCACCTGCGAGCCGTCGCTGGCGGTGCTGATGCACGTGACGAACTTGCCCGACGCGGTGATCTTGCCGACGATGGTCCCGGCGAGGACCTTCGCGCCAGCGATCAGCACGCCCTGGTCGACGTGACGATGCCCATTGGGCTGCGAGACGAGGAAGCCGCCGTCGTGCCATTGCTCGACGAGAGGGGTAACGGTGGGGTTGGCCATGGTTCAGTTCCTTTGTGGCAATGGGTTGGTGATCAGCGGCGGCCGGCCTTGGCAGCTGCCTGGAGGTTCTGGTCCCAGCGCGCAGCAGCAGCCTGCTGCGGGGTCGGCTTGCTGCCGCCGCCGGCGCCGACCTGCGGGTTGCGCGACGCGCGGCTCTCGTGGCTCGCGGCGGCCGGCGCGGGCGTACCTTCCAGCAGCGCGACAGCTTCGCGGCGGGGCATGCGGCCCTTGAACGCGAGGTTTGCAGCCAGCACCGGGTTTCGCGCAGCCGCTGGCGAGGCGAAGATGGCCGCGCAGCGCGCCTGTTCGCGACGGCGCGCCTGCGCGGCGGCCGAGTTCCCGCGCATCTCTTCGTCCTTGTCTTCGTCGTCGTCCCCTTCGGCCTTGGCGTCCTTCTTGTCGTCGTCCTTCTTCTCGGGGTCGTCGCCCTCGGCGCTGGCGTTGTCGTCTTCGCCTTCGGCCGACTCGTCGCCCTTCTTATCTTCGTCGTCCCCTTCGGCCTTGGCCTTCGCGTCGTTCTTCTCTTCGTCGTCTTCCGCGGCAGCCTTGGATGCCTTGCCGCGGCCGATGCCGCCCAAGTGCGCGAACGAGAAGGCGTTCGCCACCGCTTTTTGCAGACTCATGTCAGTACCTCAGGTGATGGTGGTTCAGCCCAGCTCGGCGAGCAGGACTTGGAAAGCCTCGTCGGGTGCCATGACAGCATCGGCGAGGCCCGCATCGACGCCAGCGGCGCCCATGTAGGTTGCGGCCTGGGTGGCCTTGACTTTGGCGACAGGTAGGCCGCGGTTGCGCGCGACCGTCTCGACGAACAGCTCGCCGAGCTCATCGATGTCTGCCTGGAAACGTTCCGCCGCCTCTTTCGAGAGCGGGTTGTACGGATTGCCGTCGGCCTTGCGGTCGCCGTACTGGAAGATTCGCACCTCGACGCCGGCGCCCTTCAAGGCCTTCGAGTACTCGGCGTGCATGCTGATGACGCCGATGGAGCCGACGCCTCCCGTGCGCGGCAGGATGATCGAGTCGCACGCGCTGGCGATGGCATAGCAGGCGCTGTACGCCATGTCGTCGCAGATCGCGGTGATCGGCTTGTCGCCGCGCGCCGCGTAGATCGCGTCGACCAAGTCGAAGCAGCCCGACACCTCGCCGCCTGGCGAGTTGCAGTCCAGCACCACAGCGCGCGCACTGTCGTCGTTCAGCGCCATTGCGAGGTTGTGGCGGATCGCGTTGTAGCCCAGCATGCCCGAGTACGGCCGCAGGCTCGTGCTCTTGTGCACCAGCGTGCCGCACACTGGAACCACGGCCACGCCATTCACCACCTCATAGCCTCGCTCCTCGGCGGGCTCGCTGAAGTCGTCATCGTCGCCATACCAGTCGCCCATCTGTGCACCGCCCGCGCCCTGAATCGTCACGCTGGAGAGGTTGAGGCGTTCGGCCAGCGAGCGGGCTATGACCTTCCCCTTGGTCGGATGGATGGCCAGGGGAACGCCGAAGATGCGCGCGGCCGAGAAAGGATAGGGTTTCATGGTTGCTGTGCCTTCGATTCGCTGTCGTCCTTGAAGAAATCGCCGGCGCCCTGGATCGCGGCCCACTTCGGAGGCGGCAGGCCGCGCTCCTCGTAAGCTTTCTGTTCGATCTGGCGCTGGTCGGCGACCTCTTCCCAGTCGACGCCCTGCTCTGCGCCTTCGCTCTCCAGCGTCGCCAGGCCAGCCTCCATGCGCAGCACGCTCCCGGCCGGCTCCTTGACCGGATCAATCCACCCGCGGGCCGGGCCGAGCCACCGGCACCGCGCATAGGCAGTAGCAGACTCGACAAACTCGGGGGCCCCGGCGGGCAGCGGCAGCTCACCGTTCTCCATAGCCTCGCGCAGCCAAAGCGCATACACCGGCGTCGCGAAGTTGGTGGTGAACTCTCCACGCCGGCGCATCAACGTCTTCCAGCTCTCCATGAGCGCGGCGCGCGCGCTGCTGTAGTTGGTGCGCGACCAGTCCTGCGTGATCTGCTCGCGCGACAGGCCCGTGGCTGCCGAATACAGCCCGAGCATCTCGTGCGCGAAGTCCGAGAAGCCGGAGTGCGGGTGCGGACTCGCGACCGATTCGATGCTCTCGCCGGGCGCCAACGTCGGAACCTTGACGCCGTTGAAATACGCCGGGCGCTCCTGCGCCCACTCGGCGCGCATCTGCTGGTAGGCGTTGAGCTCCTGCGCCGCCGCATCGTCCGCGCCCAGAGCTTCCTGCACCAGCGCTGGATCGTAGGGACTCGTGACGTAGGTGCCGAGCGCCGCGGCCAGCGATGCCTGCTGCAGTTCGAGCCCGTAATAGCGCGCCAGCATGCGCGCGTGCGACAGGATCGGGCTGAAGGCGCTGAGCCCGCGGTGCTGACCCGCGCGGTCGCGGTCGAAATCGTGAATCACACGGGTGAAGCCGTCGTCGTCTTCGAAGGGCACGCGCTCCCAGGTGTTCGCTTCGACCGATAGGTACCAGTCGTTTTGCTGCGCCTTGCGGATATGGGCCGCCAGACGCACCCCTGTCTCTTCGTCGATCTCGACGCCGCCGCGCATGTTCCTCGTGTCGGGTCCCTGGAACGGGTTGCCCAGACGGTCGGGGTCGACCAGACGGAAGCACGTCGCATAGTCCGCGCCGCCGTAGCCCACTCGCTCCGGCATCCAGTACGCCAGCGCCAAACCCTCGCCGTCGATCAACTTGTGCCGCATCGCGAGCCGGAACTGCTGACCCATGGTGAGCTGGCGCTCGACGTCGTTCCAGTGGCCCAAACTCTCCGAGTAGCCGCGCCAGAGCGCTTCGGCCGCGCGCTGGAATTCCATGGCCCAGGTGGCGTCGAAGGCCTTGCCGAAACGCGCCTTCAGCGCCCGATAGTCGGGCGAGGCCGACAGGCGCAGGTGGGTGCCCACGACGTTGTCGAGGATCCGCGTCACACCGCCCGTCGACCAACCGTCGTTGCGCACCTGGTCGCGCGTGCGCGCCACCATGCGGTCCCGGAACGGGTTGATCTCCGAATCCGGCGAGCGGATCCATGGCTGCCAGTTGCCCATCTCCTGGCTCGCGGTGTTCGAGGCCTCGTAGGCGAATTGCGAGCCGCCGGGCATGTTGAACATCCCGGGCGCACCGTTCGCGCGGGCGCGCTGCGGCGCGGGCAAGCCCATCGGCACGCCGTGCGCGTCGAGAATTCGGGAAGGCTGGCTCATGTCAGAACACCGGCCGCATGGGTGCGCGGCGATTGATGCATTGGCCCGTCAGCCCGTCGATCTGGGTCTGCAGCGCGAGGATGGCCTGCGTGAGGTCACCGATGTTGGCCTGCGTGTAGGTGACGGTGCGCGCGCCGTCGCCCTGCGTGTACGACGCTGACGCGACTTTCCCGCCGGCCATCAGGTCCATGTATGCCTGCTGCAGCGCGGCCAGGCGCAACTGGAGAACCTCGAGGCTGATGCCGTCGAGGATGCTGGTGCGGCGCATCGTCAGGCGATCCGGCGCAGCAGGTCAGCTGGCTTCATCTTGGCCACGTGGTTGGCGAGCTCGTGCCGGACGCTCTCAGCCACGAGCGCTCGCATCGCCTCCATGGAAATGGACAGGCGCGTCTCGCCCTTTTCGATGGTCACCTCGCCCTTGAACTCGTCGTCGTGGTGGAACGTGACGTGTCCGACCTTGCGGGAAATCATCATGGTCAATCCTTCATGCGAGCCTGGCGATCAGGCTCTTCTTGGCGGCGGGCCGCGCTGCAGTGAGCAGCGTTCCGCCCGCCTGTGGTTCTACGGTCGTCGCGTGCAACGCGAGGGCGTCCTGCTCTGCCGCGGGCGGCGCCGGCAGCACGATCTCGGCGCGCCGATTGAGCTGCAGTCCGAAGTGCAGCAGCCCGCACAGCGCCGCGTAGGCATAGACCCGGCAGTCGGCCGCCTCGTTGGCCTTGCCGCTCGGCGTCTCCCAGATCCGCACCTTGCGGCGGCCGATGTCCTTCAGCGTCAGGCGGTCTGCGGTCAGCTGTTGGAAGTAGCCAATGTCGCGGTCCGCCGGGAAGTGCATGTAGCCGGGGGCCGGCTGGCCGGGCTTGGGCACCGCCAGCAGCAGCCGCGTGCGGATGGTGTCGCGCGCCGCATTACCGCCGATGACGACGGGCCGGAAACTGGCCTTCGTGCGCCGGTTCGGCTTCTTCGTGGGCCACACCGGGTTGCGTTGCCCGTCCCGCTCCGATGCCCCTTTGATGGCCCATACCCGCCGGCCGAGCCGCGCCTTGGCG